GTGAGGATAGAAAAGATATTAAAAACACAGCAGCAGAACACACATAAGCAATTAAATAAAAATAGAAAACAGAATAAGAAAAAGTCTAGGAGAGGTAAAAAAGAGGACCTTTCCTTTTCTGATTATGTTGAAATGATGAAACATGATAGTTATAAAAGACATAAAGGAGCCTTAAGACAAAGATAAAAATATATATAAGAATGATAAAAAACACTTTCGTAGTTAATACTAATTATGGAGGTGTTAGTATGTCTGAGTTAGAGGATTTATTAAAAGATATAGATATATTAAGGGCTCAATTAGAGCAGTTAATAAATAAAAAACAGGGAAATTTAGTTGATCCTGAAGTAGTAACTGCTAGCAAGATATTAAATGCAGCATTAAATCAGTACAATAAGTTTATTGATGAAAAGTTAAAAAAGAAATGAGCTCTTAAGGGCTCTTTTTTAATGTATAAAATTAAGGAAGTAGCATTGTGAAGTTAATACCAAAACAAAAAAATATTTAATGATTAGAAGATACAAACGTAAACATAAATTAGGTATAAATAATACATAATTTAATAAAATAGTTAGTATACTAATGTATAAAAAGAGGTGAGCATATGCCAAGTGAAGATAAATGGAAATTTTATAAAAATAGCGATGGAAAATGGAGATGGAGAAGAACGGCTCGTAATGGGAGAATAGTTGGTGCTTCTGATGAGGGATATGTGAATAGATTAGATTGCATAGGAAATGCTAAAAGACATGGCTACAAAGGTTAAGTTTTAAAGAGATAATAGGAGCTTTTTTTATATACAAAACAAACAAAGCAATTAGCAACGAGGTGGTGGTATGAAAAATATAAGGGGGCCAGATATAAAAGAACAGGCAAAACAAGATTATATTAATGGGATGAAATATAAAGACTTAGCTGAAAAGTATTCAGTTAGTTTAAATACAATTAAGGGTTGGTCGGAAGAGAAAAAACAGAAGGGTGCACTCTTAAATAATAAAAATACAGTAGGCCATGGAGCTCTAGCAAAGAATAAAAATGCGGAGAAACATGGCTTTTTCTCTAAGTATTTACCGGAAGAAACTTTAGGAATAATGGAAGAAATAGAAACTAAGAAACCTTTAGATATATTATGGAATCAAATAATGTTACAGTATGCAGCAATAATAAGGGCACAGAGAATAATGCATGTTGAATCAAAAGAAGAAATGATAAAGGAATTGAAAAGGACAAAAGATTCATGAGGAGATAAGATTTCCTCGGAAGAGAGAGAATATGAATTCCAGTTTGCTTGGGATAGGCAGGCCACTTTTTTTAATGCACAGAGTAGAGATATATCAGAGTTAAGAAGTTTAGTTAAAAACTATTTAGAATTAGAAGGATTAGATAAAGAAAAATCTAAAGCTGATATTAAAGATTGGAAATCAGCTATTCAGGAGATTGCTAAACGTAGAGAAAAGAAGAAGCAACAATCTGAGGTGAATTCAAATGGATGATTCCAATATATTTGTTGAGTTATTAGATATTTATTGGAATAATCCAGTAGCTTTTGGTGAGAATATGTTAGATTTTAACCCTGATGAATGGCAATCCAAAGTAAATATTTTCTTAATGAAGATAAAGACCTAGATAAAAAAATCCTAGATAAATTTCCCATTAGTTTTTTTGTAATCCTAAAGATTTTCTTAGAACAAAAGGTTCTAAAAGGTTAATTAAAGCGTATGAAGAACTTGATGATGAAAAGTATGATTCTAATGAAACACTAGGTAATATTGAATATATTGGAGTTCATCATAATAACGAACTTATTTTTAATTTCCCGACTCAAGAAAATTAAAGCGATTAGCATATATAATTTTAAAAATGAATTCCTCAGAGAGTTTTCCATTGAAAAATATGTGGATTTTTGCATAAGAAATGATTACAATGATTTAGTTAAAGAAGTAGGAGATATATATTTAGGAATAGCAGTTTATAATGGAGAAATTAGAAATAGAGCAATTAAATTTGATGTAAGATATAAAGTTGTAAACACTGATAAAAATGTTAAATTTTCTGCAATACTTAATAACTCTATCTTTAGTATAATGTATAGTATGGGTGTTTTAAAGGTTGAAGAGTGTTTAAATAATTTAACCAAATTAGATGAACATACAGATGGTATAATTAAGTTTATTTCTGATCTTAATTATATGGAACCCTTATCTAATGATGCAACATATATGTTAATGAACGATTTGATTGAACGTATAACATCATGTAGTGATATTTCAAAGAAAACAAACGATAGTTACAAACAAGCTTAATTTAATAAGATTGTTGATAACACATTAACGCTAATTGAATTTTTAGATAAGGCTAATAGCATACAAACAGATATAGATGGAAGAATTTTATAGAACGTATCCTTCAACAAGTTATGGAGAACTATGTAAATAAATGTAAATAGATTTCTATTTAATTTACGAGAATGAGATAGAAGGAGGAATTAGAATGGATGATAGCTTAATAATGGAAGCTATTGAAATTGCAAAGGAGAATCCAGATAGTTTTTGTGTAACTTTATTACAGAGAAAACTTAAAGTAGGCAGTATTACATGTGCGAAATTAATTGATGCTCTAGAAAATAAAAGAATAATTGAAACATATAATCCAAATGAAAATGTAAGAAGAGTATTAATATAATAAAAAAGTGTCCATGAAGGGTACTTTTATAAATATGATACAATAAAATAGTTTATAAAGGCAAAGTAAAGACCATATAGGTCTTTTTATTTTGCCTATTTTTATAGAAGGAAGGTTAAAAAATGAAATGGGATAGTTAGTAGTATGGTTATATTTTTCTATGCAAGTATGGAAGGAATAAGTATATTAGAAAATGAAACTAGAGCAGATGTGCCTGTACCAGATGGATTAAAAAATATGCTAATACAACTTAAAGAAGGAAATCAAAGAGCAGGAATAATAATCCTGTTCTTTTTTTATTAAATTTTTAGGGGGCAACAATATGTTAAAAGGTATAGATATAAGTATGCATAATGGCTCTATAAATTTTGGAGCAGTAAAGTCTAGTGGTTGTAACATAGTAATAATTAAAGCTACAGAAGGGGTACAATATGTAGACCCTTATTTAAACCAACATTACAATGGTGCTAAGGCAGCAGGATTAAATATAGGGTTTTTATCACTTCATGTCAGAAAAAATAAACCCTAGCCAACAGGCAGTAGACTTTTGGAACGCTATAAAAGAAAAACAGTTTAATGTAATGTCTTGCTTAGATATAGAAACTAATAGTTGGGGCAGAAGTTCAAAGCAAATTACAGATAGATGCCTTGAATTTTTAAACAAATTTAAAGCACTTAGTGGTTTATCCTGCATGATTTATACAGGAGGCTATTTTGGTCGTAATAATTTAGACAACAGAATTAAAAATTATCCTGGATGGATAGCACATTATGGAGTTAATACTCCAATGGCTACGGGATTTAATGTTATTGGGCATCAATACACAGAAAGTGGTAAAATTAATGGTGTGAATGGTAATGTTGATTTAAATAATTTCACAGATAAGATTTTTATAAGTGCAAATAAAATAAATAATAGTTCTAATTGAAACAGATTTACTTCAACTATATATGGTAGTCATTCCTTAATAAGTTCTTTACAACAAGAAATAACAAGACAAGGTTTTGGAAATTTATATGCAGATGGTATAGCAAGAGATAGTACATTAAATGCAGCACCAACTTGTAAACCTAGAGCAAGAGGTGAAATAACTAAAATAATACAACAAATGCTTATTAATATAGGTTATCCAGTAGGTAACTATGGAGCAGATGGGGTTTTTGGGAATGGTGCTGAAATAGCAATAAAAGATATACAGAAAGATTGCAATTTAAATCCAGATGGAATTGTAGGAAGAGAAACATGGAAAGCTTTATTTAGAAATTTAAAATAGATTAAAAAAGAAGATAGCTCCAACTATGGAACTACCTTCTTTTTTCTATAGCAAAGTATAAGTTTTAGTTTATAATACATATTAATTATGCTCAATTTTAAAATTATTTATTCAATTGTTTTAGGAGGAGTTTTTTTACACTTTCAGAATATTAAATTTTTAAAGGTACTCTTTTTATTGTAGCACCTTCTTTTTATTTTTTTGATAAAATTTTTACACAAAATTAGTAAATTATTAATAAAAAATTAAAATAATTATTTAATTTTAATTTAAAGATATATTAAAATGTATAAAAAGTGGAAAAATACAGGATAAAAAAAGAAGAAATTCAATTAATTGTTATGAAATTGGTAATTATAGGTTGTTAGAATAAAAATATGAATAAGGGGAATCAAGATGAAAAAGAAGGCAACTATATTAAGCATCTTTCTAGCTGCTTTTATGGCTTTAACATTAAATGTATGTAATGTTAAAGCTGCAGTAACTGGACAAGACATAGTAAACTATGCTATGCGTTTTAGAGGAGTACCATATGTAGAAAAAGGAGACGATTCATCAGGATTTGATTGTTCAGGTTTTGTACAATATGTGTATAGAAATGCTGCAGAAATAAATTTACCGAGAAGTACTTATGAACAAATTAAGGTAGGTACTCCAGTTTCAAGAAATGAATTACAGCCTGGTGATTTAGTATTTCTACATACAGGTCATATGGGGATATATGTTGGAAATGGGCAAATGATACATTCTCCACAAACAGGAGATGTAGTAAAAGTTACACCAGTATATGCATTTTATGTAGGAAGAAGAATTATTACAGATTATTGTGAAGGTGTAGATACTAATGCTAGTCCAATAAAAAGAGGATATAGAGTTTGTGTGTCATCAGTTAATGTTAAAAGATGTGCATCAGATTCACCACAAACACTTAAAACATTAAATTATGGATATGTATTAGATATATATGGCGAATTTGGAGACTGGTATCTCGTAGCAAGGGGAGACACACAACAATGGGTTAAAAAGAATTGAGTATCACCAATATAAATCTAGAATAATTTAAAAGGAGCCAATTAAGGCTCCTTAGTTGTTAATTGGGAATCTACATTAATATAGGAATATTAATTTATCAGTCAGTAGAATGTCAGTAGGAGTATTAAAATTAAAAAAACTTATTAAACTATATTAATATATGTTATTATATGGACATGTTGATTTTACTTAATTATAGGGAGCTGCTAATATTTACTAATAGTGATTGAAATAAAGAATAACGAATTGAAAATCCGTCGAGGGTAACTTCGCCCGCCTTCGGCACCAATATAAATATGCTTAAAGACTTTGGATTAGATTTCCAAGGTCTTTTGTTTTATGTTAGTATAATTATTAAAACAAAATAGCATTTATTTAATAATACATTATATTTTTTAGTTTATATAGTTTTATTAGTCTAGATATATTTTTTACATTATACATCAACTTCCTGAATTAATTTTATTTTATCTTCAGCGAATTTTTCAGAAGAAGTTTTTTCTTTATTCAGTGTAAAGGTATCTTTTTTCTCATATATTATTTCCCCATCTTTTTTTATACTTAATACCCCACTAAAATTAAACATAAATTAAGACTCCTTTCCTAAAACGAACATGTGTTCAAGTATATTTTAATATGTTTTAATAAAATTTGCAAGTTTTTATAATTAAATTACTTTATGTGAAAATTATTACATATTTATTCTGAAAATGTAATTGTCTGCATACAGAATTTAAGGACAAGTATTTACTTTTTTAGACAAAATAAAAAGCTAACAAACATAGATGATTTCATGTAGTTATAAACATAACATCATAAAATCCCTATATATTTGTTAGCTTTACATAGCTGCATTTTAGTATCAGATAATTAATTTTTAATGTATTTTATTTATTTGGATTGAAATCAAAGCCAGCTTCTTTTAATTTTTTAGATAAATCAGCTTCTTTTTCTAACTCTTTATTTCTTTCCTCTAGCTCTTTAATATAATTTATCATTTGTTCTCTGGTTATGCCATTTGGAAATATGTTTTTATCTAATTCAAATTCATAATTATTTCCATCTATAGCAGCTTTAGAAATTATACCATTTCTATTTTCAGATCTCCCTAAAATATAATCTACGGAGCAATTAAAGAAGTCAGCTAACTTAGATAAGGTAAGAGTATCAGGAATCCTGTTACCATTTTCCCAATTAGAAACTGTTTGTTTTGATACATTTAGAAGTTTTGCCAATTCAGTTTGATTTAAATCTTTTCTTAATCTTTCACATTTTAACCTATCTTTTATTTCTGCCAACTTTTTCACCCCTTTATTTATATTATATTATAAACCATATGTTGACTTTTTAAAACTAATGTAAACTATAAGAATATTTTTGAAAAAAAATAATAAAATACAGTTGAAAGTATTCTAAATGTTGATTACAATAGAAATATAGATAGTATTCTTATAGTTTACTTAAAAATAGCTATTAAGGGGGTGAGTTTTATGGCAACAGCAAAAAAACTAAAAGCTTATAGATGCTTAAAAGGTGCAAAACAAGAGGATATAGCAAGACTAATAGGAGTAGCTCTAAATACTTATAATTTTAAGGAAAATGGCAAAAAACCTTTTACTTTAAATGAGGCCAAAATTATATCGGATTTTTTTAATACTACCATAGATGAACTTTTTTTTAAAAGAAATAGTAAACTTTAGGAATACTTGAAAGTTTATAGTTTAATATTAAGAGGAATAAATCCTAAGGAGGAGTCCTCAAGTGGCAGTAATAAAAACAAAAGAATATAGAACCATGAGAAACTTATCTATTTCAAAATTGAGTTGCAAAAGTAAAATAGCTAGAAGTTATATTACAGAGTTAGAAGAAGGTAAATATGAGAATCCAGGGTTAAAGGTTATTTGTAATCTATGCAAAACATTAAAAATTACACCAAATGAATTAATTGATCAAGAACTATGGAAGTGGTGGTAAACATAGTAAATCAATAATTATTGGACAAGTATAAAAAACTATATATAAATTATGGATTAATTTAATTATAGAAATATTTTATTTTGTATACTATGGATAAAAAAGAAAGTGGTGATATATTGGCAGAAGTTAAGTGGATAAAGATAACAACTAATATGTTTGATGACGAAAAAATAAAATTAATAGATGCTATGCCAGAAAGAGATACTGTTCATTATATTTGGATAAGGCTTTTAGTTCAAGCAGGTAAAACAAATGCAAATGGATATATTTTTCTAAATGATAATGTTCCGTATACAGAAGAAATGCTAAGTACAATTTTTAATAGGCCATTAAATAGTTTAAGGTTTGCGTTAAAAGTACTTAGAGATTTTGGTATGATACAGATACAAGAAGATAAATTAATAAAAATAACTAACTGGTCCAAACATCAAAATATAGAAGGTATGGAGAAGGTTAGACAACAAACAAGGCAAAGGGTAGCTAAGCATAGAGCTAAGAAAAAAGAACCATTGGAAGAAGCTAAAGACGAAAGTCTCATAAGTAATGAAAATAAAAAAAGTGTAATGTTACATGAAACGTTAAGTAACGGCAGAGATATAGATATAGAAGATATAGATATAGAAATAAAAGAAGATAGAAAGAGTGATATAAGAAAAAATTTAGATAAAATCAATGAAGTATATTTTAATACTTTTTATAGGCAAATAAGTGCTACTTATTTAAATCAAGTATTAAAAATTATGGCTAAAGAAGATTATACTGATCTATTAATATATGCATTAAATATTACAAAAAAAAGAGAACAGGAACAGGGCAAAATAAAAGGCTTTAAATATACAATGTCAATTTTGGAAAGCTGGATAAATAAAGGATATAAATTACCACAAGATGTAAAGAAAAACGAGATAAGTAAGAAATGGAGGGAAGGCAAGGTATATGAAACAAGTAGGAGAAGCTTTGGAGAAGACCTTAAAAAGCAAGGAATTGGATTATGATGTTGTTGATAAAAATGAAAGTGTTGAAATATGTTCTGTATGTGGAGAAGCTATTGAAAAGATTACTTATATTCCAGGATTAAATAGATGTATAAAAGGCCCTGTAATGTGCAAATGTAAAAAAGAAGCTTTAATAGCAAAAGAAAAAGAAGAAATAAATAAAGAAAAGCAATTAAGATTAAAAAGAATTATTAAAAATAGTTTAATAGATGAAAAATTTAGAAATAGTAAATTTGAAAATTGGGATTTTACTAAAGGTAATGACAAGATGTATAAAATAGCTGATAAATATACTAAAAAATTTGAAAACATGAAGAAAGAATCTGTAGGACTTCTATTATATGGCTCACCAGGAAATGGTAAGACTTATACTGTAGCATGTATAGCAAATTTTCTTATAGAGAAAATGCTACCGGTTATATGTGTAAATGCAGATAGCTTATTAAATAGAATTAAGGACACATATAAAAAATGGGGAAAAGAAGTAGAAGAAGACGTGCTAAGAGGATTAGATAATGCAGATCTATTGATAATAGATGATTTGGGAACAGAGCAGGATACAGAGTGGACTAGAACTAAAATATATAATATTTTAGATAGTAGATATAGAAATGGCTTACCACTTATAATTACAACAAATTTATCTCTTATGGAACTTAAAAATAGATATGAAAAGAGAACATACTATAGAATTTTAGAAATGTGTACTCCTATTTTAAATGATGGTAAAAATATAAGAGAAGAAAAGGCTAAGGAAAAAACACAAATATTAAAAGAATTATTAAGATAAGAATATTGATTATCTTTAGTAATATAATAGAAAATTAAGTATGATGGAGGGATAGTATGTCAACTGTATTAGTTAAAGAAATAGAAAATAAAGTTTTTGAAGAAATAGAGGAATTTAGAGAAGAAAATGCAGTATTAAAAATTTTATTAAAAGGGTATGTAAAGAAAAGCATATATTATGAGAAATTATTAAATGAAAGTATAAATTTATTAGATAAATATCAAGAGGAATTAGAAAATTTAAGAGTTGGAAGGAATAGATCGACAGATGAAGTGGTCAAGCGTTATTTTAGAATAAAAGATTTCCAAAAAGCTCTAGATAGTGTGAGAAAACAAATAATGATATATGAGTTAAATAAAAAATAATAAAGAAGTGTAACAAAGTATATAAAGTTTAAACTAAAAGGCATTTCTAAAGATCTTTAAGGATATCAAAAAGTAGCATTATAGTTGTAGAAAATATAATAAAGAATTATTATAGGAGGTTAGATATGTTGGATAAAAAATTATATACAAAAACGGAAGAAAGATTATATAGGTATTTTAGAAGTAAAAAAGAATTGAGTAAATTAAAAAATAGAGTAAATCATCTTTCTAATAGAATAGAAATTATAATGGATAAAATTAAAAATAATAACGTGACATTAGAAGAAGAATCTAGAAGTAGAACATATGATGAAATAGTACAAACTTCTAGTAATGGGACAAGCTATGCGGAGAGGGAGTTAGTAAGGCAAATAGAAAGATTAGAGATAGAACTAGGAGAAAAAATTAAGAAGAAAGGAAAAGTAGAATATAAAATAAGAGAAATAGAAGAAGAAATATCCGTAATGGGAGATAATCTTTCATCATTAAATGAAGAGAATAAAAAATTCATAGAGTTAAAGTATGGAGAAAATAAAAGTGTAGATTGGATAGCTGTAGAAATGTTTGGAAGAGCAAGAAGTACAGCTTATAGAAAAAAGAATGAATTAGTAGAACATGTAGCACAATTGAATAACCTTATAGTATAAACAGAGTTCTTGGCTTCAGAGGAAGTTTTTACTCCCTCTAAAGCTTAGAAATCGTTATCCAGGGACGTAACCGCTCCTTACTCCCACTTTGAAAAAGATGGGAGTATTAGGGCGGGTAGTCATCGGATAAAAATATTTTGGGACAAAAATGAGACAAAGTTGGGATAAATAAAGTATTCAAATGAAATATAATAGTATTATAAAAATAGCAGAGGTTTTATTGTATAAAACAACTGTAAAGTATTCATTAAAAAATAAATGAATATTATGAAATCAAATTAAAATTTACAGCTTTTAAGAGTAAACTAAAAAACTGAATAATTTGAACTAAAAATTTTATAATCCGTAAATAATGCATTAGATTTGCAAAATAAGTTTTAATTCTTATAACTTCTTATAGATAAAGTTATAAATTAAGGCTTTTATAAGATCTAATGCTTATTTATTTCAAGAAAACTTAAAGGCTGTACAGTAAGCAGAGGGGGGAGCTATATTTAATAATTTATCATAATGAGGATGATTTAAGGTTATGTAATAAGTTGACTAAGTAAATGATTAAACTATTATTGAAAATATTTTCAGAAAAATTAGTAACCTTAAACAAATAAAATTTAACTGAGGAAGGTGAGAAAAGTGAGAACACCTTTAGAGATTTTAAAATTTAATTTACAAGAAAAACAGTATCCTTATTTTGAGGATAAAGAGCTAGAATTGCTACTAGAAATCAATAATAATGATGTAGAAAAATCAAGCTATAAAGGGTGTATTCTAAAAGCAATTGCAGATGATGGTATAGAAGTTGCAGGTGTAAAATTACAAAGTAATAGAGCCTATTGGTTAACTCTAGCAGAGCATTTCAAAGAAGAGCAAAAGATTCTAAAGAATCAAACTTCTATGGAAAGAGTTGATGAACATTAATGAATAATATAAATAGGGCAAAAATAAGTAAAAATATATATGAACATCTAGAAAAAAAAGACTTATTAAGAGAAATAAAAATATTAAGAATAGGTAAAAATGCTTTTGAAGAAAAACTAGATGAAGTGTATGTATGCACTATAAGGGGATATTATTATAGAAATAATAGTAATATAATTACAACTTCTATGGAAGGACTGGAATTTAATAATTTATATAATGATAAACTATTAATTATCTATAATGATATAAGCTCTAAAATACAAAAGGATGATTATTTTATATTAGATGGAACTAAGTATGAAATAGTTGACACAGGAAATATTCAAAACCTAGTATTTGATATGATATTAAACAGGGTGTGATGATATGAGTGAATTTGAAGTAAATATAGATAGTGTTATTGATGGATTATCTGAATTTGAGATGCAATCTAAAACTGCTATAAGTGGGTATGCAGATATTGCCGCAAAGAAGCTAGAAGAAGAAGCTAAAAAAAATGCACCTTGGAAGGAGCAATCAGGTAAGGATATTGAAACAATTAAAGGTGGAAAACAGTGGAAAGGCGATAAGTGTAATATTTATATTACTGGAAATAAGGATTACTATTCGTCTTTAGAATTATGTAATGATAAAAAATATGCAATATTAAAACCAACTATAGATAAACTGAGTCCACAAATACTTAAGGGGATGAGTAATTTATTTGGGAAGTGATATAAATGTCTAAATTTAATTACAAAGTTCCAGGGGACGGCATACAACAAGACTTAATCAATAATACTATACCTGAAACCTTATGGCAAAAGGTATATTTATGTTTAAAAAAATTAGGATATAATGTGTATGCTCCTGGACAAAAGAGAAATAAATGTACAGAAAGCTATGTAGTTATAAAGGAAAATGGTGTTCATGCCTTAGTTGGAAATATATCTGGTTATAAACTATTTGATATTATAGTCTATAACCCTATGGATCAATATTCCACTATGGAATTTTATGTAGAGAATTTAAAAGAAGCTTTAAAAAAAATACAAGATCTTAGGCCTACAGGGAATGAAACACCAAGCATTATAGATTATGATGTACAAGCCTATACTACAAGCATAGAATATCAACAATTTAAAAGTTTAAGGAGGTAATTTAATGACAAGCGGAAAAACTTTAGTTAATGTTGTGAAAGTTAATTTTATTGATGAGGTAACAAATACAAAACATACAATAGAAACAAGTAATGAAATAGATATAGAACCTATAAACAGTAAAGGTAAAAGAGATATATTAAGGATTAAAAATAAAATTTATGGAATAAATGAAACAGATGATATTGTTATAGGTTACAAGTTAAAAATGAAAGACAATCTATTTAATATAGAAACTATGGCTTTAATAGATGGAGGAACTATACAAGATAATAAATATTGTGGAACAGAAGTAGGTATAGCAGTAGAAAGACATCCATTCACTATGGAAATATTTACAGAAGAAAAAGACTATTCTAGAACCACAGGATATGTTAAGTTCGTGTATAAGCATTGTAAAGGTAAGCCAGCCAAATATAAAATTCAAGATGGAAAATTTCTAGTGTCTTCATATGAGGCTGAAAGTATACCATTTAGAAATGAAAAACCTGTAGAAATAGAATTTATAAATAAATTAGAAGAAAATGATAATGGAGAAAAGCCAGGAGAATCTACTCCAATTGAAGATATAGGAGTAGAAGGTGGAGAAGTAGAAAATAAAAACCCAGATGTAGGGGTAAGTATAACTAACAGGGTAGTGTGGAGTTTTTCAAATCAAATTAATCAAGATGATGTTAACTTAGAAAACTTTATTATAAAGAGAAAATCTGATAATTCTAGAGTAAATGGAAATGTAACTATAGATGATACTAAGAAAATAGTGACATTTGTACCTGATTCTTTAGCAATAGATACAGTTTATATTGCTGAAGCTAGGGAGATAAGTAAATTAGATGGAAGTGGTAAAACCACAGCATTATCCACAGAATTTAAAACAATAAAAATTAGATAGTGGGGGTGGAATAAAATGGATTTAAATATAACTAATATAGAAGATTTAAAAAAAGTAGCTCAAGGTGAAGTAATTCAGCTACCACAATTCAGCCAAGGGATACCTTTTAATGCTAGAGTTAAAAGAGTATCTCTTTTAAATTTGGTAAGAAAGGGAGTAGTGCCTAACAAATTATTAAGTGCAGCAGAGGAACTATTTTATGGTAAACAGAGTTCAAAAGAGAATGTTGATTTAGCACAAATGACAGATGTTATGTATATTATGGCTGAAAATGCACTTGTAGAACCTTCCATAGAAGATTTAAAAAGTGTAGGATTAGAGCTTACAGATGAACAAATAGTAGCATTGTTTAATTATACACAGGAAGGTGTTAGTGAATTAGACTCCTTTCGTGAAGAGTCAGAGAATACTGAGCGTAATATCAATAAGTAAACAATATAGACAAAGGCCCAGTGAAATTATAGGGTTGACTAATGAATATGAGGCTTTTTGTTTTGATGAGGCCTGTGTTTATATATTAAATGAGATCAGTAAAGAAGATGCTAGAGAGCCTAAGTTTATAGATGGAGATAGAATGAATAAAACTAATAATGAAGATGTGGTTCAATGGTTAAATGCTAATAATAGAAAATAGATTTTTAAATTTAAATTATTATTTAAATGAAGTTAGAAAACTTTTTATTCCCAAAGGTGGGAGGTGAGAAAAAACATGGCAGCAAATGTAGGAGAGGCAGTTGCTTATTTAAAATTAGATACTAGTGAATTTAAAAAGGCTCTTAATGGTGCAGGAAAAGATTTAGAAATATTTGTGCATAAAGTTGAGGAAGAAAAAACTAAAATTGAAAAGTTACAGGAAGCGCTAACCAAAAAAGCAGAGACTTTCAGTAAAATAGGAGAATCTTTTGAGAAACCTAGTGCTGCGGCACAAAATCTTCTTAAAACTGGAATGAAAAATACTCTCAATGAGGAGGCAAAAAGTAAGAACCCAAAAAAGGGTTCTGCTAATATTGCAAAGAATAATTATAATAAAATTCAAAAGGATATACAGGGTTCCATAAAAAAAGTACAAGATTCCTTTGCACAATTACAAGCATCTATAGTAAAACAGTTAATACCGATATTTAATAATCAGTTAGTACCCATATTGAATAATAAGTTAATCCCAATATTTGCAAAGGTAGCTAATAAAGCAATAGAACTAATGAATTCATTTAATAAATTACCCAATTCTGTAAAAAACGCTATTGCAATAATGATTGTATCAATAGCTGGAGTCGCTAAAACATTTACGGTACTTGGTAAAGTTGTAAGCACTATAAATAATGTAATAGGTGTATTTGGTAAACTAAAAAAAGCTGCTGGAATATTTAAAGTGCTACGAACTTTAATTACTCCCCATACACTTATAATTGTAGCTGCTATTGCAGCAATAGGATTTATAGTATATGAAGTAATCAAGCATTGGGATACTTTGAAAAAATATGCAACTCAGTTTGGAAAATTTATAGGAAATGTATTTAAAGGAATAGGTAAAATTATAAATTCAATTATACAAGGAGCTATTCATGCATTTCAAGGATTCATTAAAGTACTTCAATGGGTAGGTGGAATGGTACAAAACATAATAAATGGATGCATAGCCATATTTCGAGGTGTCGGGAATATATTACATGGAATTGTGCAAGGTTGGATTAATATATTTAAGGGATTAGGTAATCTAGCAGGAAAACTTTTTAATATAGGTAAAAATATAGTTGAGGGTCTTATAAATGGTATAAAATCTATGTTTGGAAATGTAGGAGCAGCAATAGGAAGCTTAGCAAGTAAAATAGCAGATGGATTCAAAAGCTTTTTAGGTATAAATTCTCCGTCACGTGTATTTTCTAATTATGGTAAATCACTTGGAGAAGGTCTCATACAGGGTATCGATAACCAACAAAGTGCTGTAGATACTAAAATTAAAGGTATGGCTGATAAAATCAAAGGATTAGGAAATGTAAAGCCAAATTTTAATGGATTAAATAATATGGTGCTTAGTGGCGCTTATGGCGGTACTTATGCATCTCCATATGGACTTAATAATATGAGTAAAAGTATGGGGCTTACACAGGATATAAAAATGTATGTAACTATACCAAATGCAGATAAAGAGGGAGCTACTAAGATAGCTAATGAATTTAAACAAATGACAGAATGTTCTATGAAAAATGTTATGACAGGATTATTTATGAATGATGTATTAAGAGATTAGGAGGTGGCTTGTATGGACTTAAATAGAATAAAAGATTTTAAAGTAAACTTACTTTATGAAGATGGAAAAAATACAGGTGGCGTAATAACTAATTATAAGCCACCTCGTCCTGCTTATTTTCGTAAGGGTATTAGAACAGTACAAGGATACACATATTTTGAAAAGGATGTTAAAAGTGATTGTATTATTGAGTTTACAGTTGCTTTTAATATAAAAGGGGAAAATGATAAAGAAACACAAAGTAATATAACTAAGTTTTTAAACTTTAGAAAAAATTATTCAGGTAGATTTATATTTGTGGATGAGTTTGGAATTCAATATAAAGGATATTTACAAAATAAGTTTGAGATAGATACTCCTATCGAAGGTGATATATATTATATAAATTTAGAGCTTTTATGTAATCATGAAGCTAGTGGATGGGTGAAAGATAATGGCAAAGTGTAAAGTAGAATTTTATAAAAAAAATGGCTATCAGGCCTTTGAAAATGGTGATGCTAATAAAATAACCTTAGAACATTGCTTAGTGTCAGTGAAAATAAATAGAACTTTAACTACACCTACTGCTGAAGCTACGATTACAGCACAATATGAAAATCTACCCACTGCTATTTTTGCAGGAGGAACACAAGGGATAATAGATAATTTTGCACAGGTAAAAATTTATATAGAGGATATACTTCAATTTACAGGTGTAATTAAAAAATATGATTATAATACACTTGATAAAACAATAGAAATGACTTGTCATGATATGTATTATAGAATGTTAAATTTATGCGATAAGGAATTAAAGTTTTATAACACAACTGCAGCAGATATAATTTCTACTGTAGTATCAGATGCCAAATGCAATTTTTATAGATCTGGTGGAACTAACTATACTGTACCTAAATTAGAATGTGAAATAGGTACTATGTATAATGATATAATTGGTAATTTGGTAGAAACTATGTATGCTAGAATAAGGGCAAACAAAAACGGTACAATAGTATTAGAAGAACAATATCCTACTTATAATGAATCAAATCATGATGTTAATCACCATGATTATGTTTTATCTGTTGATACTAATTTATCTAGTGAAACTGCTAGCAGAGATTCCAGTTTAATGAGAAATATATTAAAGATTTGTTGTAATGATAAATACTCTATTTTTGAATCTAAAGCTATGACTAGTTATTTAAATGGTGAAAGATGGGTAGATATAATTGATAATCCATTAGCTAGTAGTTCATTATTAAAACAAAAGGTAGCAGGACATAAATTTTTAGATATGTGGAGGGAGAGTACTGCTCTAAATGTAGTGCCAGTAGCTGGAATACCTAATATTGATTTAGGACAAGTAGTTAAATTAGTAAATAATCAAAGAGGTAATGGCTGGTATTTAATTGTAGGAATAAGTACAGAAATAAATGCTGACACATATGTAGATACATTACAATTACAAGGTATGAGAGATAAGACAAAAGTATATGAGCAATGCACCCAAATAGGCAATGGAAAATTGAAACAATAGTAGGTGATTAAAATGGCACATATGGGATATAAAAATTTTAGGGAACCAGTAGTCTATATTTTAGATCAAGAATTAAGAAAAAGAAATTTCAAAAATCAAATAAGTACAAGTGAAGATTCAAAGTATACTGGTGAATTACCTGAATATCCATGTAGAATAATTAGAGATAGCAATAATAAAGCATATAAATTTATATATGCTAATGGAACAGATATGCAATGGCAAGAAGAACTAATTAGAAATGCAGAAGGCAGAGTATATAGAATTAAAACAACGTATCCTAATAATATAAATAAAACAATACAATTAATTAAAGATAGTCATGGTAAATTAGAAATAATAGATTATGTATAGGAGGTGGCAATAATATGGGATTACCTTCCTATGTAGTTAACTTTGATGAACTTTCAGATCTTATTAAAGATTATTTACAAAACGGAGTAAAAGTTGACATAGGTAATATAAATTTTTCTACTAAAGATATGGAAAATTTATTATCACAAATTAAAGATAAAATACAAGGTGTAGATTATAATGATTTAATAAATGCTTTAAATGCCTTAGGTGTAAAGTTAGATAATTTAAGTGGAAATTTAGGTATATCAGGTACACAAAAAATTTATGGAAAAATGCTAGAGATTCCTGCAATAGAGGGACAGTATACAATAGAATTTAAGGGAAATGGACAAATAACAGGTATAACATATTCACAATCAAGCTGGAGATTTGAAGATAGCTGGGACTTGCAAGTAGATAATGATAAATTATTTGAGAGTGTACGTACTAAAGAATATGGTGAACACAAATTTTTTAATGTATTCTGTCCTATAAATGGAACAGTTAAATTTATTTACAATAATATTAGTGGGACTAGTAAAGTTTTATGGGTAGATTTTTGTGTTTTGGAGAGTTAAATTATGAGTTTACCTAAATATATAATTAATTTTGATGAGCTTACAGAGGATTTAAAAAATAATTTATTAAGTTTGATAGATGATAATATAAGAACTAATTATCCAGAAATAAATACAAATAATATACAAGATTTATTACAACAATTAAAAGATCTATTGCCAAGCGTACAATATGAAGGACTAAAGAAGAAAATTGATTCTTTAATATATAGAAAAATTGAAGGCATTCAAAAGGTAAAAGGTATATTATTAGACATACCAGCAATACAAAATGATTATAAAGAGCAAATTAGATTTGATAAAGATGTATATATTACAGGACTGCATTTTAATCAAACAGGCTGGAAAAAGGATGATAGATATAGCTTAGAGGTTAATAAAATGAAAATAATAGATAATGCAACAACTAAGGAAATAGGAGAGCATAAATACTTTAATACATTTTATAAAGTAAGTGCTAATACTCTTATTTCTTTTATTTTGCATAATTTAAGCGGCAATAGTAGGCAAACAATGATAGATCTAGAGTATATAGATGGAGAGGAGTCTAGTATTACAGTAGAACCACCGCCAAACATAGAAGATATTCCAAATGATTGGGACATAGCAGTAGTAATGAATTGGGAAGAGAATACAGACGCAGATATAGATTTGCATGGATATATAGAAGATAAACATGTTTGGTATGGTAATAAATCCTATGATGGATTTTATCTTAATTTTGATTACACAAGTCATAAAATAAACAAAAATCCTGAAATAATAAGTGTTAAAGGATACAAAAATAAAAAGCTTCATATAAGTATAAAGAATTTTAATGGAGTAAAATTAAAAGAGCCTGTAACTTTGGAAATATATCAATATAGACCTTACGGTAATAAATTGCTTAAAAAATTTAATGTGAATTTAGATACAAATAGAGATTTAAAAGATATATTTTCAATAGACTTGAATACTTTAAAAATAACAAATTTAAATAAATAATTGATAACAGGGGGTAGATAAAATGGCTACAGATAATTTTTATTGTGTAAATGGAAACACAAGCGTAAAAGATATAATTAAAAACTTAACAAAAGAAATAACACAAAATGCTGGAATTTATAAATGGGATTTAGTTTGCCCTAGTTCAATAGATAAAGTTAGAAATTTTAGTTTAATAAAAGCTACTACATCTTATGGAAAAGAATTTTATATTAGATTTGAAAGGACAGCAGCATTAACTCCAACAAGTGAGGAACAAAAACTATTGGATAAAGAAAGGTACAGTAAACCATTTACTGAACAGGAAATAATACTTCTTAATAGATATGTTGAGGCTATGCCTTTAACAAGCTTTGAGAAAAATCTAATAAAGAAAAATTTAGATTCATTAAATATAGATGAACAAAATGATTTGCAACAATTACGAATGAGAAAAAATATAACAAATGATAGAGAGCTATTTTTGCTTAGAAAATATTATAATGGTGAAAGTCTTTCTACTGCTGAACAAAATGAATTAGACACTTATAGGAATGCACACAATTTAACTGCTCAAGAATTGATAGATTGGAGTAAACTCAAAACCAATACAAAACTTTATACTGATTCTATAATAAATATACTTTATAAACAATATGCTGGATTGGGCTTATCTCAAAGTGAACAAAATTCTTTGGCAAGTTATAGAAATAGTATGGAATTGACACAAAGCGAAAAAGAAAAATTAGCAATGTTAAAGGGGAGAATGGACAATAGAAACCATATGTATATAACTATGGGTAAAGAGATCCATGACACTAAAAAAATTGTAGAGGTAGATGGAGAACAAAAAGAAATAGATATCAAAGATTTAGTAGAAGAGAGTTGTTCTGTACCATCAAGATTTGCATGGTATAAGAAACTTGCACCAGAAATAGGTGAGTGGCTACCTATAGAATATTATATAAATATCACAAAAGATTCAGTGAATATAATATTAGAAGGGGATAAAAGTGCAGATAATTACCCTTATAATAATAATTTAACAAGTTATGCTTATATTGGAGCTATTAGACCAATGGAAGATTCAGCATCCACAGATGATAAATATAACTTTGGAGTGGTTACATCTTCAGATATACCACCATTTTTTACAAAAAAGTTTGGTGAAAGAACTGCGACAGGAATTACAGATGTGTGTATGATAGGTAATAAAATAGGTATGCCAATGCAACCCCATTATCCTGAATTTAGCACAACAACTACTTTTGTAGATAAATGTAATACGGAAGGTAGCAGATGGAATCATAAAAAACATAAATTTGATGAAATTATTTTGTTTCATCCTGTTGATGGTGAAAGAGGAAAGCTAATTAATGCATTAGCTGGAGATGGTAATGGAATATGGGATAAGGATACGCTAGTTTATAAAAAAGGTACAGAGGAAGAAGAAAATTATAAGAAGTTTAAAATTACAGCACCATATAGTTTAATGAACAATAGTCCTAATCCATTGTATTGTATCGCAATCAGATGGTATAAATCAGAATAGAGGTGGTATAAATGCCCCTACATAAAATTCCCCTATGTAGTTTTAAGTATGTAGGGGATAATACTCTTTCTAGTGGAATCTTTATATATGATACTAGAGAAGGTATTGCTAAAGATAATAATATAACTAAGTTATATTATAAAAAAAATATAGAAATAGAAAAAGGTAGTATCTCCAATTTGTTATATAAAGATGATACTAGAATAGAAAAACTTTATAACAAATTATTTTATAAAGAAAATAATTCTATATATAAAATATATAATTATAATTTAAGTGTTAAAGATAGAAAGATAATTAAAGGATTGCCTAAAAATTTAAGTGAAAATGATTTTAAATTTATAAAAAACAAAAATTATAATTTGGAAAAAATAAAAATTAATGAATTTACAAGAAATAAAGTTGTTCATTTAGATATTTATAAGAATTTAGGATTTACTAGGGGGCAACTAAAACAAGTTAAAATAATTAATATTATTGAATTAAATAATTCTAACAATATTTTTAATTTAGAAGATTATAAAAAATATAAGGATATTAATATAGGATATAATATTAGATCATTAACTAGAAACTTTTTTAAAGGTCTTGATATAAACCATAGTGTTAATTTGCAAGTATATAATAGAGTTACAGAAATAAATAAAGGGAAAATTATTATAGTAGATAAATTAAAAATAAGAAGTCTTCACATTATTAGAAATAACATAAATATAAATATTGATGTCATTAGAAAGATATGTATTAAAGATAATATTATTAATGTTATTAGAAGACATGAAAAAAGAGTAGATATATCAACAAATATTTACTTATATAGAAATATAGGAAAGCAAATATATTTAAATAATTATACTAAATTGTCATACAAAACAAATAATTTTAAACTTAATAAGCATAATTGTATAAATGTATTAAGAACTTATCCTACAGATATTATAAGATATGTTTATAGAAAGTTGTTCTATATTAATACTCTAAATACAATATATAAAACTAATAATATTTTAGGATTAAATAAAAATAATTTTCATAAGATAGGAAAGCACAGCATAGTAGCTTTAGAAAAAAATATTACAACCAATATTGTTAGAACTGGTCTATTTTTTATTGAAAATAATAAATTTAAAGATATCTATAAGGGTGAATCATTAGGTTTAAATAAGAGTAAAATTAAAATTTCAAAAAGAATTCATATGAATTTAATTAAAAAATTAAGAATAAATATTTTTAAACGATTTTTTAATTTCAGAGATTTAAAGATAATTAAGAGATGGTGGGTATTAGAAGCAACTGATCCTAGAGATGAGAAAATATTACCTATAAAAGATTATAATTATTCTAATAAACCATTATTAGTGAACAGTAGAATTAAGGCTTATGGAAATTTAATAGAACAGAATAAACATCCTATATCTTATGCACCATATATGGATTCCCAAGGAACTGATTTAAATTATGGTAAAGAAGAAATGCAATTATCTATAGAAATAATGATAGATATGATAAATATAGTGGGAATGATAGTCCAGCATAGTTCTAGTCAATTTGCTAATGCAAGTGGACAAGAAACTATAGAATTTATTATGGAATTATTACTAGATTGGCTTAATATAGAGACTACAATAGAAGCAATGAACAAAAGTGGAAGCAGAGAACACTATTTAAGAACATATAGATGGATAAGATGGGAAGCTGAAAAAATATGGTTTATGGCGGACAAAGATCATACACAAGATAAGATGATGGGAATTAAATATGCAGGTATGTTATTTGCTAATTTAATAGACTACATGAAATATCACCATTTTGATGCAGTACCATTATGGAGAAATTTAAAATATATGGATATAGAAAGACAGTTTAATCGTGTAGCATCTAATGGAGATATCATAAAGACTTTAGATAAACTAAAGGGAAATAGGCACGATATGATAGAAATACAAAATTTTGAAAAGAAAAATATATTAGGGGGTAAATAAATATGGCTTATGGGAGAAATGAATTTGGATATTATGATGGATATCAAGCAGTAGCAAGTAGTAATCAAGGGAGTTTTAATAATCCTAGACAAAAAATGTGGATGGTACAAAGACGAAGTGATTACGGATGGAGAGTTGAATTAATAACTAACTCCTTTGAAGCTGCAAAAGATAAAGCTAGATTTTTGTTAGATTGTGGTGGAGAGTATATGAATATAAATAGAGTTATGGTATCTGAAATAGTACCAATAGATAATGTTATTACACCATCTGTATAGGAGTTGATATTGTGAAACTTATACAAGTTAAAAATGGATTATTAGAAGCCGAGAATTTTTTCTTGGCTTCTTCTTTTTCTGATTTCGCAGGAGAATGTAATGTAACTAGGGACATTAAAACAGGTAAATTAAAATTAATAAGTAATAATAAAATAGAAAGAAAATTTGATTATAAAGAATTTGTTCTTGAAGTTGAAAAAGAAAATTTTAGTGATATGAAAGATATGGACTATTCTATGCTTTATTTAGGTAATAGTGACTATATTTTTGGTATTAAGGATTTAAAATTAAATGAACAAAGTAGGTATTGGAAAATACTTAAGAAAGATAATTATATACAAGCTTATTCAAGTAATGATGGTAAAAGTTATACAAATATAGGTGGAATGGAATTTATAGAGCCACTTACAAAGCAAGGTCTCATGAAGTATAGTGATGAAGATTTTAAATTAAATAATTATAAGGTTTACTCTAACCCCTATGTAACTATTCAGAATTTCCCAGAAAATACTTTGTGCGAATTATATGATTTAGATAACAAATTAATTAAGACTAGATTATTTAATTCAGATATGGAATGTAAGGTTTTTATAGATGGTAATATGATGGGATATTTTACATTTAAAGATATGAATGGAAAAGTAATATATACTAGCAGTACTCTTAATTTACAGTATGGGGATATGTGGGTATTCAGTCCATATAATTTTGAGATTATATATCATGGAAATGTCGTAACCAATATTAATCCAGCTATGCTCCAAGATTTAGAAGAATTAATAACAATTAAAAATATAGGGGATAAGGATCATAGAAATATTAAAATAGGGACAGAGACACCTAGTAATGATCTAATTCAGTTGTCTTTTGATGGTGTAAATTATACAGATTCTTTAATTATAGATAGCATAAAACAGAGTGAAAGTAAAGAGATATATGTAAAAATAACTAAAAATGCAGAAAATCATAATTTTGCAGTTAGGGATTTTCATTTAGTTATCAGTAAATAGAGGTGAACATATGAGTGAGTTTTTTAATGTTACTTTAAACAAAGAAGTGGTAATCGATGATAGTAAAATCTCAAGAATTACAACTTGGAGCAGCGAACAAATTATGGAGCAAATTTTAAACTATACAAATAGTTCACAAAGAGGTGATGGGTCAGGTTTGAAGTATATGGAGATAAATGATGTAGTAAATATAGACGCTGGTGGGACTATAGATAAAGATTATGATCTAGGAGAAAACTCTTTTATAATAACTACACTTTATTTAGATGTAGCTGATGGTAGTAATTTTGAATTTAAGATTTTTGATAAGTCTACAAATGGATTTTTATTATATGACACAAATAGAGTTTCTCATTATACAGACAGTGTATTTGTTCCTTATAAAGATAAGGATGAAAAAGAAAACAAAGAAAACAAACTTCATACACAAATGGTAAATTCAAATCAAAATTCTTCAGTAATTTTAAATATAAAAATCTTAGGTCTAGAAATTAATTCAAATGACTAAATTGAATTTTATAAAGAAAGGATGATTTTAAATGTTAGTAAAAGGAACTTGTGCAAAAAAAGATTTAATGACAGAAATATATAAGGCAATCTTGTCTCCAGGTTCAAATTGGACTGAAATTTCAAGTAATAAAACAAATGATTATGTAGATAATGGAAATGACGGATGGGTCTTCAAGAGTCCTACAATAGGTTATAAAAAGGAAAATATATTTATGAGATTAAAAAGCCCAGATCTAGGTAATCCTAAAATATCAGGAAATCATTTATATATATGGTTAAGCGATAATTATATTCCTAGTAATACTGAAGGAGAAAATGGAACTTTTACAAAATTAGGAATGAAAAATAGAATTCTATTTACTCCTAAGAATATAGGAAATCATAATCCAGACACATTGTATAATTATTATATAGATATACTTGATTATAGAATATTAATAATAATTGAACTTCACACTGTTTCAATGGTAACATACCCCAATTATATATACATTGGTTATCCAGATATAAATACCAATTTAGAAGGAAAGGAATACACTAATCAATTTATAGCTGCTTCTAATCTAGGAGATTGTCCTAGCAATACCCCAAAAGTATATTGGCATAAAGCTCCTGGTGCTACGGGTAGTGGAAGCCAGTATAATAAATTTGCTAAAACTTTTTGTCAGCTTAATAGTGTGAACCCAACGCCTATGGGTCTATATTTATTAAACCCAGTTTATTTAATGGCAGATAATTTAAATAATAATGTACCTAATACTGGGTTCTTGGGTATTCTTGATGGAATATATGGTTTACCTAATACTAATATAGTTAATGGTGATGTAGTCAAAATAGACAGAGATGAGTACAAAGTATTTAATCTTTCTCAGTATTTAATTAATAATTATGCAGATGGAGGAGAGGGAGGCTTATACTATTATAATTCTTTATCAAATGTCAGTTGTATTGCTATAAAGATTTAAGGGGATGGAAGTTAATGGAAATATATGATGGTTGCATACAACCTAATTTACCAATAGTATCAGCTAAAAGAGATACTACCTTCAATAATGGTCACATTAATGATTATATAATGCCTCAAAATGGAGTTATATTAAAAAAGAGAAAAGGATCTATTATTAATTATATGATACCCCAAAAAGGTACTATAACAAGAGTAAGAGAAGGAATAAATACTAAAGATTTTTATATAGTTCCTTTTAAAAGAATACCGAGAGAAAGAGTTTTAAATAAATATGCTGGGAAAAATATAAAGCTATAATTTATACAAATAAATGATGATTTTATTATCGAACAGGAGGTGACTATATGAGTGAATTTTTTAATGTAACTTTGGGTAAAAACATATCCTTAGATGATGGAATAATTTCTGATAAAACTGGATGGTCAAGTGAGAAAATACAAAAAGAAATAATGGATAAAAGAATTACTAGATTTGAGGAGCTTCAAGATGTAGATGTTATAAATAAACAAGACAATCAAGTTGTGGCTTATTCAAAAGATACAGGTAAATTTACAACTATAAATTTGGAAACATTAAAAGAAGCTACAGGACTGAGTGTAAAACAAATATGTAAAACAGGTGTGAATGGAACATCAGATAATCCAGAAAGTATAGAAATACCTATAAATACTTTGAATTTTAGAGTCTTACCAGTTGATGTACTAAGATATAGCACAGAAAATAAAGATGATATTGTAGAAATAAAAAATGACTTTAAAAATACAGAAGTGACACAATTTCAAAAAGATAACCAAATTTTATTTGATGATAAAGCACATCTAAAGACAGAGTATGATTCTGCATTTAATTTAATCAATGAATTTGATGATGCTGTAGAATATTCAATTAGATTTAAGAAATCAGATTATAAAAAAGTTGAAGAATTTAAAGTAAATGAAGATGGAGTATTACAAAACTTAAAAACAATAGCAATTCCATATGATAGATTATTAATACCTATAAATAATTTAAATTTAAGTAATGTTAGAAACATTGATTGTTTTAAAATTGAAGCTTTAGGAAATAACTTTAGGATTGTTTGTAGTGTTGATGATGGTACAACATGGAAAACTTTTAAAAATCAATCATGGGAAAATATTGACCTAGAAATAGAATCCATTAAAGAAAAGGGGATACCTATAGAAGTATTTAATTCTATAAATTCACTGTTTTGGAATGAATTAATTACTGCTAATAAAATTAGATTTGCTTATTTATTTTCTATGGATAATATACAAAATATTGAAGAAATAGACAAGCTAACTTTTCAATATGATAAAAATGGTAGTTGGATTCAATGCAATTGTAATGAATTTAAAGCTACTTATGTGTCAAATAGTTTGTTAAAAGTAGATTTATATTTTTCAGGAGATGTAAAAATTAATTATGGAACAAATAGTGAATGGAATACCTATGAAGAGCATTGGACAAAAGAAACATTTAAAGATTTAAATTTATTGGCTAATATTAAGGATATTTTTACTATCAATAAATATTATGCTACTTCAAGTAGCGAATTTATTATAAAAAACAATATAAAGAGTGTAAACAAAGATATAGATATGAAAAAAGAGAATCAGCTTCATTTAGTAATAACGGATAATGATATTGTAATCTTAGATGCATTTATACCACCTGAAGATAGCCAAAAATATTTATTAGGAATAAGTCCTAATATAAAAGTTTTTGTAAAAGGACAATTTGATGCAAATCTTTATATGATAGTTTCTTAAAATTTTTTAGATATTAGAGAGGAGAAAAAATTATGGCAAAAATTCTTAATTCAGATTATATAAGTGGAAGTATACAAAAAGTAGTTGAAACACCGTTAGGTTATATAATAAATGGTATATATTATGATAAAAAGACAATGACTCCAAAACCATTGCAGACATTTTCTACAATAGGGGGTGTATATCATTTAGGTATGAATCAAAATCTTTTGCGTAATGTTTCTTATGCAAATCATTATAAAACAATGGGAAATAGTATAATATATGATAGATATGATCCAACTATAAGTTATATATCTACTACAAATTGGGACAATGGTACAAAAACAATTTTAAAAATAAGAGAATATAATGGCAAGGTTGACATTTTAAAAAAAATTAATTTTTCTAGCTTTACAGTCGGGGGCAACCATATAATAAATTCTTATGCTGGACAAGATAAAAATTATATATATGTATTAGCTAGTGGTTATACATCAAAAAGTAGTAGTATATACAATGATTATTTATATAAAATAGACAAGGAAACATTAGATAATACTTCAATAGATAATATGACAACAAATTCTTGGTCAACTCCAATAAAAGAGACTGAAGAATATATATATTATGGACAAACTAATGATGCTGGATGTCATTATATAAAAAGGTATAATAAAATAACAAATAAGGTAGACCCTTTACCTTTACCAACAATGAATGATCAAAAAGTTTATAGTGTTAGTTATTCAAATTTATTATCAAATTCTAATTTGGATTTTTATATGTTTTCAGTATTTCAGGATTCTAAATCTCATAAAATGCAAATAGTTAGATATTATTTCGATATGACAAAGAATGATATTAAAGATATTTGTACAATAAAAACTTATCAACTGGAAGATGAGGAACAGTTAATAACACAGCCTATTATTAATGTAAATAGTATGAATATACATTATGAACCATTTATTACTACTATGGATAATAAATCATATTTAAACATTGCAATTTATGAAAAGGTTGGCTCTACTGCTAATAATATATCCTATTATGGAATTTATACTTTTGAAATTGATAAAACAACAAAAGATATTACCTATAAAAGTTTTCTTAACATAAAGGATTATTTTAGAGGATTCATAGGAGTTAGGAATAATACATTTTTAGTAGGAGCTTCTGATGAAAAATGTTATTTCTTAAATTTTGAAAAAGATAAGTTTGTTATAACAAATGTTTTAAATAATAGACCTCAATATATAGGCGCAGATTTATCAGAGAATATTTGGATAGTTAATAAATTAGGTGAGGTAGAAATGTATTCTCCATTTGTACCAATACATGTTAATATTGAATACGAATTTGAAAACTATAATTATGAAGGAAAAGATATAGAAACATATATATCTATAGAATCTAAGAACTATTTAAATGAAAATATAGAATCAAAGTTAAAACTTACTATAAAAGGAGAAGCAGTATTCTCAAATAATAGCGATAATATAATAATTGATACCACATTGGAAACAGGCAAAAAACGTATTCCGATTACTATAAAAGGTGATGGCGCTATGACAATAGATGCAGAAATGACACCTTAAAAATAGGATGAAATTTATATGTTTTTAAATAATACAAATCGTGACTCTGAAAAAGATAATATAAAGATAATACAAATCGATAACACTAGAGTAGTAAAGAATATAGTTCATATGCCTGAGCTTTTAATGTTAACGAACGATGATAATAAAAGAGAAAGAGTAGTTTATATATATAATAAAAATTTGTATAATAAAATAATACAAAGCGATAGCACTAGAATAGTAAATAGTATAGTTCAAATGCCTGAGACTTTTTTGCTAACTAATGAGGATAGAAAAAGAGAAAGATCAGTATATATATATAATAAAAATTTATATAGTATAAAAAATTTTTTAAATAAAGCAACATGCTATGTTAATAATAATGATGAAAGCATTTTATTTTTTAAGAAATTAAATATAAAGTATATAGAAGTATCGACTTATGTTCATAAGAATCTTAATAAGGAAGTAGTTATTAAAAATAATAATATGATGATTAATAACATTAATAATAAAATAGTTGCTAAAGATAATAATATAGTAATTAAAAGTAGTGATATTATGATTAAATATTATGTTCCTTATTCAGAAAATATTTTGAAATCTAATGAAGAAAAAATAAATAATGAAGGCAAAATTAAAGATTTCAGAATAGTGGCACAGAAATATTCTTATATAGAATACCATATGGGATTTGATAAAAATATAATAGAAGATATAAAAGGATTACCACAAGGAATGGTATTTAATAAGAAGTGTTTAAAGGGAACACCGATGATATCAGGTGATTATTTAATAAATATTAAGCTAAATAATGGAACTATAGTAAAAGGAATATTGAAAGTACCACGCTTACCGAGACAATTATAAATAAAATAATGCAAAATATTAAAATAGCTTTTAAAATATTTATATGGATGAAGAAATATTAACTGAATACAATGTTTGTGTATATAAACATTTATAAAAAATATTAGTACTAAAAGAAAGATTTATTTAAAAATTAAATTTGAAGAAAAAACACTCAGTAATGGGTGTTTTTTTATAAAGATTAAAGGAGTGATTCAAATGGCAGAATTTTTAGAAGTAGTTAAACTAGGTACATTTTATCATAATGGGGAAGCCTTGCCTTTGCCAATTAGACCTTGGCAATCAGGTACTTATCCAAATGCTTTATCAAAAAGAGGTGAAGGAGATATACCTACTTTTTCTGGAGAGATAAAAGATTGGACTATAGGCGATACTTCTTCAGATGATAATAAAAAATTAAAATGGGTAAAGATTAAAGATGGTAATAAAACACTTTTAATTTGTGATAGAAATATTTTAAATGGTATTTCTTGGGATGAATTAAATAAAGCTGAATATGTAGATGGGGTTAAAATAACTATTGATGGAAATAATTATCTGTGTAGATTAATTAGTGGTGGTAGTAATTATAGAAGTGAAACTAATAATTATTCTGGAGGTATTCCTATTGATAATGAATGGGATAGATTTATATGTAATGAAGATAGTATAAGAGGTATATCTAAACCTAATTCAAATGATTTAGATTGTATAGATAATACCTATAAATCATTAGATGGAGAACATAATAAATTATGGAATTGGTGGGGAAATTATAACTGGTGTAAAGAAATATGTAAGAAAAATTATGAATACCGTGTTGTTAGAGGATGCAAATCTGCCCGTTATTTCAATGACGCTTATGATGCCTCTTATGTTGATAATAGCGTGGGTTGGCGACCAGTTCTTGAAGTTCTCAACCTTGATAATGAAGATCCAGAAGGTAATGACTCAAAAGATTCCAATACCGAAGATAATAACTCTAAAGATACAACTACTAAGAAATTTTTAATAAAACAAAATGATAATTATTATACAATAGATAATGGATATATTGATTTAGGTAAAATAAATACTAAAAGTGATTTAAATAATCTACTTGATAAATATGGATTTCAGGACTTATCCTTAATTACTAAAGAATTTGATGGTAAAAAGGTTCATATGTCTAAAGATGAAGATGATATCTGGGAGACAGATTCTGAATTAGATATGAAGAATGTTGAAGACAATATTCAATTGGTTGAAGAAGATAATGAGAAATATATTAAATATGGATTCATTAAGTGTAATATTCCAGATGAAATAAAGAAATTTAATGATGGTAAATTTGAAGTTTTTATGAAGGAATAATAATGAGATATGTAATATATTATTTAAAAAATTATAGAATTGGTATAGAAGATTGTGAGGCTAACATCGAAGCAAAATATATAAAGGACAGGATGGAATTTATTATGAGGAGTGGAGGAAAAAGAAGTGAAGTATTTGTTCTATAAATATTCTTTAAAATATGATAAACCAACTGAAACTTATATTGGTTTAACAGAACATCTGGCCAGCTATGATAGATGGGAAATATTTCGAAATTATAAGTTTGAAGAAGAAAACGGGTTTAGATTACTAAATTCAATTGGAGGTTATAATGCAAAGAATTTAAATGTTTCCGATGTTGTTTATTCAGATAGATTTAACCGTAGCGATATTACGTCCAATTATAAAAAGTTAAAAGATATTGTTTTTATATGTAAAATAGTAATTAGATATAAAGGAGATCCACATAATTGGGGGTACCCTTGTTGTAATTTTGAAGAATATGCTGTTGCATCAAAAATCATTCCTAATATATTGTTAGAAAAAGTTATAGGCGATGAAAACCAATATCCTAAACATGGGGTTCACACTGATGGATATTATTATATTAAAAAAAATAAATTAAATAATAAATTTTTAATCAAACAAAATAATGATTATTATTCAATAAAATTTAATTTTTATAACATTGGACAACCTATAGACAATACTCAATTACAAGATTGGTATCATAAATATGGTTTAGATGATATAAATATCATAACTGAAAATCTGAATAATAAAGAATTTCCTATGTCCAAAAATGAAAATGGAATATGGGAAACTGATTTTGAATTAGATATAAATGAAGTTAAAGATAATATAGAATTAGTTGATACAGATGAAAACAATAAATCTATTAAATACAATTGTAATGATTATAGAATATTAGATTTATGTGATGATGAGTTTGATATTAGAATGTTGAAAGAAAAATAAATATTATAATAGTTAGATGACCATAATAGGTCTTTTTTTATTGAAAAATTAAGTGAATATAGTAATTATATTTCTATAATTTTTGTAATATAAGATAGGATATAGAGTAAAAGTATATACAAAAGATGCATTTTATTTAATGGAGGTATAATGTGGAGTTAAAAGTTTGTGAAGAAAAACATAAAAGACTAGAAGAAAAAATTAATGTACATGATATTAGGCTTAATGATCATGGAAAAAGAATTGATAAGATAGAACAAAATCAATCAAAAATAGATACTAAAATTGAGAATCTTTGTGATCAACTAAAACAACTTGTATCTGTTTTAAAATGGTATATAGGATTATCAGTAGGAGCTTTAGTAAGCTTCTTTTTTTATGCAGTTCAGTATGGGATTTTCAAATAGAAAGTGAAGTGAATTATAATGGAGTTCTTAAAGAAATTTTTACAGATAAAAAAGATTATAGCATTATTCACTACTATAGTATTTTGTTATTTAAGTATTAAGGGGAGCTTATCAAGTACAGAATTTCTTTCTGTATTTACTTTAATAATAGGATTTTATTTTGGTCAAAGTTCAGCTAGACAAGCAGTTAAGGAAAGTAAAGAGCAGGAGTAA